CTGTTTACAAAACAGAAATAGAATACATTCCTTATAGAAATGCTCAATTTATATTAAGAGCACTTTCAACCTTGACAATTAAAGCAGGATGTGCTATAATATTATTAGGGTTGATAAGAGTAGAAGAACCTTTTCCTGATTGCACACAGTATTGGTTAAAAACAATGGAGAAATTAGTTCAAGTAGAAAATCCTCATATTGGATTAGAAGCACCTTATATTAACAATACTAAAGATGAAATTTATACCGTAGGATGCAAGTTTAAGGTTCCTTTAAGAAATACTTTTAGTTGTAACTTTCCTGTAGATGGTGCAGAATGCGGGGAATGTGGAAACTGTAAATGGAAAGCAAAACATAAATATCCTAATTATTTTAGAGTTATAGAAGGAGGTAAAAACAATGTTTAAAATTATTAATGGTAAGGGAACAGGTTCTAACACGCAAAAGAGTGCAGTGAATACCTCCCCACAAGTAAAGATTACTAGCCCAGCAACAAGAAGAAGTTTATCTTGGCTTAGAAGGGTGCAAACAAGTTTAACTCCAAGAACAAAAAAAGCTTTGGATTGGTTAGAAGCCAATAGTGTTAGATTACCTAAATAATAGGAGAATTAGTTAATGAAAAATGGATATACGTTATTTCTTTCTGGCGTTGAACCAGAAGAAAATTTCTATACTGCAATAGACGTTACTTCTAGTCTATTGCAGTCTTATTGGTATATAAAGCGGCGTGGAAAAGATAAAATTGTAGAACGTTTTGATAAAGTTAAGAAGAACTCTTTGTTAATTGATAGTGGAGCACATACCTTTCTCACTTTAGCAGAATATCAAGATAAGACAGTAGATTATTGGGAAGAGTATATAAAAGGGTATATAGCTTTTGTAAGAAAACATAGAGAAAAAGTATTTGCTTGTGTTGAAATGGATATAGATACTTTAGTAGGAACAGAACAAGTAAATAAATGGAGAGAAGAATACTTTCATTCTTTAGAGGAAGAGGGCATTCCTGTTATTTATGTTTATCATGCAGAAAAAGGATTGGAAGAGTGGGAAAGAATGTGTAAAACATATTCTTATGTAGGATTCTCTTACAATGAATTTGAAGATGCTGTTTTAATTGATAAATTATTTGAAATAGCAATGGAATATAAAACTAAAGTACATGGTTTTGCGGTATCGGGATATAGAGAATTATTAAAACATGAGTATTATACAAGTGACAGTACAAGTTGGATTACAGGAGCTCAATATGGAGAATTAAACTATTTTGAAGGTGGAAAATTAAAGCGGTTAACAAAAGAGAAATGGAAAAATGAATATTATGCAAAAATACTTGATTTATGCACAAGTAAAAAGTTACTAGAAGCAGAGGCTCCTTATGAATTAATGCGTATTAGTGCTTTAAGCTATAAGAAATTAGAAGAGCATGTAAATGATATATTTAGAGGTAAAAGATATTGGATTGGAAGAAAGGAAGTGTCTAAAGTAGCGAGTAAGGGAAATTTACCGCCAGTAGAATGGTTTTCAACTGATATGGAAGATTGGCAAGAATGGGCACAGAAATTAAATATAGATACTAACCTTCCTGATGAAGCAGGTAAATCATTAGTTGTTGCCTGTTACAATTTTGTGACAGATAATCCTATTATAAATGAGTATCCTCTTGAAGAGTTAATTGACTTATGTGGGCTTTTTGGTGATAAGAAGTCAAATACTCTTACCAAGTGCCGAAAAGCCCTTAAAGAGCACTTTACAGCTCTCTTAAAGGGCAGTATGGATTTATCCACTTTGACAGAAGAAGAAGTAGAAGAGAAAAAAAATGTAGCTCCAAAAGAGCGGGAAGAGTATGTTCAAGAAAAAGAGTATGTAGAATGTACTGTTAGCAAGGAAGAGTGTCAAGGTTTATTAAAAGGATTATTAACTTCTGGTGTGACAGATGAAGCAGAGAAAGCTTTAATTGAACAGGGAATAGAGCCTATTTATGATGAGAATGGAAATATTAAAGCAGGTATTAAACGAATAAAGAAAAGAAAATCTTTAAGTTCAAGTGTGATGCCAGAGTTAAGTTGCAATATTTGTACTAAAGCACGGAGATGTCCTTTATATGAAGAAGGAATGCTTTGTGCTTATAATAAAATGTTTAAGCAATTTGATACAAGAAATCCCGAAGATGTAGTAGATGCTATGAGCAGTATTGCAAATTTAAGTTTAGAAAGATTATCAAGGGCTGTAACATTTGAAAAGTTAGATGGTGGCTTAAATACTAAAGAAGTAACAGAGACAATGGCAGAAGCATGGAAATATCTTGAAAAGATACAAGAAATTCAAACAAAGAGTGATAAAGTTATAGCAGAGCGTAGAGTTGTAACTTCTTCTAATGGCGATGTAGAAGTAAGAGAAAGTGTAACAGGAAATCCGCAAGGTTTATTGTCTGAGATTCTAAAAACAAAAAAAAGTTGACAATAATCCCTTAATATGGTATAATAAAACTATATTAAGGGATTTTTTTTTAAGAGGTGGCAATAAATGAAGATAATTAGTTATGGAAAAAGATTTAGATTATTAGAAAAAGAGTATATTGGAGACAGGTTGTTTTCTAAAGGGTCAATATTTATGGCTACAGGATTAATTAGTTTTAAGGGTAATAATCTGTTCCGTGTTTATAATCCTGATGGCAGTTTAAAACAAAATTTGCATACTGGTAATGGACATGTAAATTTTTCTTTAAGTTTATCTCCTATATCAAAAGATGAGCTTTTAGCATCGGAAGAATGTTATTGGTTTTTAAATCATATAGAATTAAGAACTTATTTTAAAGAAATTGTCTATGAGGAATGGGAGTAAGAGTTATGAAAAAATACAAAGAAACTTTTATAACAAAAAGTCAGTTTTCTGATGGATTAAGGACTTTTCCTAAAGGAACAATATTTGAAAGCACAGGAGTTTTTTGTGGCAGTGAAACACTTTTTTGTGTTTACTATCCCGATGGAGTTCCTTATGATTGTTTACATGATGGCAATAGTGCCCAAATAATGCTTTTTAATAGAACACCTATAACATTAGTTGAAATTCGAGCACAAGGTGATTGTCATTGGTATGTTAAAGATTATGATATTAATGAATATTTTATACCAAAATCATCTTTAGAATGGGAGTGAAAAAATTGAGCATAACACTAGGAGAGTATTTTATAGTTACTAGTCCTTTCAAACATGATGGTAATGTATTTCACAGAGGTGATTTATTGCGGGTAATTAAAATATATGATAGTTGGTCTAAAGTTTTAGTTTCCAACAAATCTTGGATAACAACTAAAGCAGGGCATACAGACACAGAAAATCAATATAGTTTTGGTAGGGGAACAAATTGGAATATTGATATAGAGTATTTATTTGAAAATTGTGTTTGTAGGTCAGAATGGGAGTAGTGGAGATGAGATATAAAGCAGGAGATGTAGTAAAAATTGACAAAACAAGATTTGTTATAGAAAGAGTTACTAAAAAAGGCTATATTTTATTTCCTCATATAGGATTTTTCGTAAAGGATTGCCAAATAAATAAAAAAATTAAAGTGAAGAAATCTTATGAATTAGGAGATAAATTCAAATGTCTATGTGACTTTAGTTCAGGGACTTCTGTGGCGAAAAAAGACAAACATTATATTTGTACACAGAAATTTTCAGATGGCACATATATGCTTACAAGAATAAAAAATAAAGAAGAGAAATTAAGAGTGAATACAAATCAGATTCATGCTTATTTTAGACATTATTTTGGAGGTTGGGAATAGTGCCAATAGGAACAAGAGTAAGAATAAGAGAAGATTTAAAAACTACAGAAATTTATGGTGGTGTAAGAGTTATAGAAGATATGCTAGTTTATGCAGGTAAAGAAACAACAATAATTTGGCATGAAGCTAATGTATATCATATACTTTTAGATGATGGTTTTTACTATTGGACAGATGAAATGTTTATTAGTGAATGGGAATAAAAAAGTCTTGACAAAATAAAATAGTTGTGGTATAATAAGTGCATAAGATATTGAAAGAGAGGATATAACATGTGTATTATAATTTATAAACCAGCAAAAGCTACACTAAAAAAAGAAACATTAAAAACAGCATTTGAAAACAATCCTGATGGTGCAGGATTTATGTACCAATCTGATTTACTTGAAGCTCCTAAAATGCAAAAGGGATTTTTTGATTTTGATAAATTTTATGAGGCATATGAGAAAGTGGCTGAAAGTGATAAAGGTTATAATATTGCT